CGATGGAAATATGGTACTTGCACCGCACACAGCATATGATCGAGTCATGGCAACAGATACTCGCGACAGACGTGGCTATTTCTCGCACAGAGCCAAGGAGCAGTCCGAGGACGCACGGGACATCGGTCCGCCGCCAAAGTGCGTCAATCCGGATCGTAGAGCGTTTGGCGAGGGTGATCTTGCGTTCTTCCTCAAGACCTATTTTCCAAACGCCTTTCCTCTCCCGTGGTGTCCGGATCATCTGCGAGTGGTGTCGACACTGCAGCGGTCGATTGTCGAGGGTGGTTTGTTCGCGATGGCGATGCCTCGTGGCTCGGGGAAGACGACCATCAGCATTCGAGCGTCAATCTACGCCATCCTGTACGGCTACAGGCGGTTTGTCTGCCTCATTGCGGCTTCGGAGCCCTCGGCGAGGCGTCTGCTGCGGTCGATTCAGGAAGAATTGCGGTTCAACGACCTGCTGATGGAGGACTTTCCCGAGGCGATGCACTGCTTGCGGGCACTTGAGGGGGAGCCGCGAAAGTGCAAGGGGCAAATGGTCAACGGCTTGCGGACGGAAACCGTCTGGTCGATGAATCAGGTCCGATTTCCGACTCTCGATTCGTCCATTCCATCGAAATCCACCGGTGCAATGATCTCGGTCGCGGGAATCACCGGAGAAGTGCGAGGTCAGCAGATTACCCAGACCGACGGCACGGTCATTCGGCCGGAGTTTGTGCTGCTCGACGACCCGCAGACACGCGAATCTGCCATGAGCGAGTCCCAATGCGCCTTCCGCGAGGGCGTGATCTCGGGTGACGTGCTCGGGATGGCTGGCCCAGGTGTGAAAATCGCGGCGGTGATGCCATGCACGGTGGTCCGGAAGGGCGATATGGCCGACCGCATGCTCACTCGGGAACTTCACCCGGACTGGAATGGCGAGAAAACCAAGCTCGTCTACTCGTGGCCGAAAGCCGAAAAGCTGTGGGATGAGTACCGGTCGATTCGTGCCGAGGGGATGCAGGCCGGGGACGCAGGCAAGGCGGCGACCGAGTATTACAGACTCAACCGCGAGGAGATGGACGCTGGTTCCTCGGTGGCGTGGCCAGAGCGACACAACCCGGATGAGCTGTCGGCGATTCAGCACGCGATGAACCTGCGGTTCCGATCGGAATTGGCGTTCTTCGCCGAGTACCAGAACGACCCGCTGGATACTGTTGCAGATGAGGGCGAGTTGATGACGGCGGATCAGATCTGCCGAAAGCTCTCGAAGATTTCCCGGGGCGTGGTCCCCCGGCAGGCAACCCACCTGACGGCGTTCATCGACGTGTCACAGAAGGTCTTGTGGTGGCTTGTGGCTGCATGGAAAGACGACTTCACCGGCTACGTGGTCGACTACGGCACGTGGCCGGATCAAGGGCGGTCATACTTCGCCTTGGGAAACCTCACGCGAACTATCGAGACAGAGCTTGGGCAGTTGTCGCTCGACGCCCAGATGTTCCAGTCCCTGAACACGCTGGTTGAGCAGTTGTGCGGCCGGGACTGGGAGCGTGACGAGGGTGGTTCTGTGCGGATCGATAAATGCCTGATCGACGCGAACTGGGGGCCGCAGACCGACACGGTCTATCGAGTGTGCCGCGAGAGTGCCCACCGGCAGGTTCTGATGCCATCCCATGGGAAATACGTCGGTGCGACCGGCAAGCCATTCTACGAGTACACGAAGCGTGAAGGTGAGCGGTCTGGACTGATGTGGCGAATTGCACGGAACCAGCATCGGTCTGTGCCACATTGCATCATTGACACGAACTGGTGGAAAACCTTCGTCCACAATCGCCTTGCTGTGGCGGAGGGCGAGCCCACCGAGCTGCGATTGTTTGGCGACAGGGCGGTCTATCACCAGATGCTGGCAGACCACCTTCGTGCCGAGCAGAGAATCATCGTTGAGGCGAGGGGCCGGAAGGTCGATGAGTGGAAGCTCCCACCTGCGAAACCAGACAACCACTGGTTCGACTGCCTCGTCGGCGTGTCGGTGGCGGCGTCCATCCTCGGGTGTGCGATTGGATCGGCGAGCAACGCCAAGACCACCACCATGTCTGCCCGCCCAACCCTGCGACAACTGCGAGGATACTGATGGACCCGAACGACCGACCGACATTGGGGCAATTGAAAGCAGATGGTTTGACCGACGAGGAGAAGGCAGAGCAGTCTGGGCTCGTGTGCAAGAAATGCGGATGCCACAACTTCCGGGTCGACTACACCCGACCGAAGCCGGATGCCATCATGCGGCGGCGAATCTGTCGCCATTGCGGAGCGGCGTTGATCACGTGGGAACGGGCGGCTTTCCATTAGTGGAATCATTTTGATATTTGACTTGCCAAAGCGTCGTTCAGGTATTGCTACGTTCACGCATCCATCGACAATCGGTGCATGTCTGAAGAACTCGACGCTGTCGAAACAGCCTTGCAGAACGCGGCGACCAGCCCCAAGTCGGCGACTGTGGATGGCCGGTCTGCCACGTCTCAGTCTGTCGACGATCTACTGAAGCTGGCTGCCTATCAGGCGGGCAAGGACGCGGCGTCGGCGAACAAGCCGGGCTTTGGCATTCGGTTCCAGAAGATTCGACCCCCCGGTGCAGGGTGATCGCACCAGCCACGAAGAACCGCATTCTCGACGAGTTTGGCAAACCGCTGGCGACGAAGAAGCCTGCGCCGATGGTTCAGGCGGTGTCTCGACACAGGAAGCCGGTCGAGGCCACGTATGATGCTGCCCGTGACACCACGGACATGCAGAACTATTGGGCCAATGCAGATGCATACGATGCGGACTCAGCCAACTCGAAGTCTGTTCGCACAAAGCTGGTCCAGCGGGCACGCTACGAGGTTGCCAACAACGGGTACGCGGACGGGATCGTTCAGACTCACGCCAACTACGTGATGGGGACCGGTCCGGTACTGCGAATGCGGACCCGGAACAAAAATCTCAACGCGATGGTTGAGTCGGCGTGGCAGCAGTGGTCAAAGGCGGTGCAACTGCGGCGAAAGCTGTGGTGCATGACCCATGCCAAGGTGCAGGACGGGGAGGCGTTCGGCTTGCTGCGGAACAATCCGCGACTGAAGGCCCCCGTGGATCTGGACATCATCCTGATCGAGACCGAGCAGGTCACCAGCCCGAGGATCATCCCCTACACGGCTGGATACATCGACGGCATCCGCTACGACCAGTTCGGCAACCCGATCAGCTACGACGTGCTGAAACATCACCCGGGCGGTCAGTTCGCGTGGTCCGGCACCGAGTTCGAGGAGATCCCTGCGAAGTGGATGCTGCACTGGTTCATGATGCGGCGACCTGGCCAGCATCGCGGCGTTCCCGAGTTCCGGTCGACCCTCAATGTCGGCGCGAGTTCGCGGCGATGGCGTGAGGCGACTCTGGCGGCGGCCGAGACTGCGGCGGACTACGCGGCGATCATTCACACGAATCTCACGCCGGATGGTGCTGACGAAGTCCATGCGATGGACACTCTCGATTTCGACAAGCGGATGATGACCGCCCTCCCAATGGGGTGGGATGTCAGCCAGATGAAATCGGAACACCCTGGGACGACCTACGAAGCGTTTCACGCGGCCCAGGTCAACGAGATGGCTCGACCCAAGTCGATCCCCCAAAATCTCGCGATGTGCAACTCCTCGGGGTATAACTTCGCCTCGGGTAAGTTGGACCACGGCACCTACTTCCTGACCATAGACTTGGAGCGGTCGGACTGTGAGGACACGGTTCTTGATCCGCTGTTCGAGCGGTGGTTTGAGCGTGCGATCCTCGTCTACGGTTGGGGCTTTGATGCCACACTGGCTGCACGTCATTCTTGGGACTGGCCCCATCATCCTATTGGCGATCCTGAGAGCGAAGCCAATGCCACCGACAAGCGTCTGAAGAACGGCTCGACCACACTCTCGCAGGTCTATGCCGAGCAGGGGTTGGACTTCGAGGACCATGTCGAGGAGATGGCCAACGACTACGGCGTCTCGGTCGATGAGATGCGTGATACGCTGCGAATGAACCAGTTTGCCATCGTCACGCAGAACATGGCCAACATGCAGCGGCAAGAGCAGCAGGCGGCTCCCACGGAAGACGTGACGGCGGCGGCGGTTGATCTTCGGCCTACGACGGGCATGGCGGCTGCTGCGAAGTCTGGCCTGAAGCTACACGAGGCGGGACGGTCTGGCAGTGGGCTGAAGCCCGAGACGGTCGCCAGAGCGCGCAAAATTGCAGCGAGGACATCGCTGACTGAGGCCCACGTCCGCGAGATGGCGGCATGGTTTGCCAGGCACGATAAGGCGAGTCGGTCACCCGGCTGGAATGCCAAGGGCAAGGAGAAGCCCGGCTGGGTGGCGTGGCAGTTGTGGGGCGGGGACGCGGGTAAGACTTGGTCGCAGGCCAAGGTTCGACAGATGGATGGTGGCGAATGAAGACCCTTCAGAACATCGTGATTCACGCCGAGCAGTCGACCGTCGAGGCGAGTGTCGGAGAGGGCAAGCGTCCCAAGTTCGACGTGATTGCCTACAACGGCGGCCCGCTGACTGTCGGTGGATACGACCTTCCAATCGTGTTGGATCTGTCTGGTCTTGAGCAGGGGAAGTCGGTCATCGCCAACCTGCACCACAAGAAAGACCACTTGGTCGGACATGTGGGCACGGTCGAGAACAACGGCAAGACACTGCGATTGAGCGGCGAGGTGAGTGCCGTCTCGCAGTCGGCGACCGAATTCGTCGACTCCGCCAAAAACGGTTTCCCGTGGCAGGCCAGCATTGAGGCCAAGCCATTGAAGGTCGAGGAAATTCCAGAGGGTCGTACGGTCATGGTGAATGGTCAATCCATTCAAGGACCAGTGTATGTCGCCCGTAAGAGTCGTCTGTATGGGGTGGCGTTCCTTCCGCATGGAGCGGATGAAAACACCACGGTTCAGTTGGCTGCCTCGGCAGTCGAATTTTCGCACGTGAAAGGTGCAAGCATGCCATTCGACAAATGGGTCGAGGCGATGGGATTCGATGCCGAGTCCCTGACCGATGTGCAGCGCGAGAGTCTGCAGGCGAAGTTTCAGGAGGAGATCACTGCCTCGGCGAGCGAGGAAAAGGTGGTCGAGGCAACCGACTTCGATGTGGGCGACATCAAGGCGGCGGCGGCCGAGAATCTCAATGATCTCGAAGCGTCGTTCGCCGAGTACGAGGGGGAGGTTCCCGCTTCGAAGTTCGCGGAGATCAAGGCGACTGCTCTCAAGCAGCATCGCGAGATGAAGGCGAAGGCCATCCGTGAGAAGTGGAATCCGGCCAAGTTCGAAGTGGAGTCGGTTCGTGCCGTGTCTGGCGTCAAGCTCGATCTTGTGCGGGCCGGCGCTTCCCACGAGGGGCCTGCCATTCACGTCAGCAAGCGGGATGAGATGAGCCCGACGGTCATCGAGGCTGCGTTGGCGTTGACGATGGGAATGCCCAACGTCGAGAAGCACTACAAGGCTGAGGCCTTGGAGGCGGCCGACAAGAACTACAAGAACATTGGCATTCAGCAGATCCTGCTGATGGCGGCGTCGGCCAATGGCATGCCCATCAGTGCTGGCCAGCGGGTGCATGGCGGGAACCTGCGGCAGGTGCTGAAGAGGGCGATGCCTGACGTTGAGGCCAATAGCTTCTCGACGCTGGGCGTGTCGGTGTCGAACATCCTCAGCAACGTGGCGACGAAGGAGCTGGTCGCTGGATACGAAGAGCAGGACAACACGTGGCGCGAGGTGAGCACGATCAAGACCGTGCGGGACTTCAAGAAGGTCACCACGTACCGCCTGCTCGACAACATGGAGTACGAGCCGCTGGGGCCTGGTGGAGAGATCAAGCACGGCACCGTGTCGCAGGAGAGCTACGAGCGGCAGGCCAAGACCTACGCCAAGATGTTTGCGTTGACCCGTGAGGACATCATCAACGATGACCTCGGGGCCTTCGACGATCTTCGCACCCGGCTTGGTGCGGGCGCTGCCATGAAGATGCGTGACATTTTCTGGTCGACGTTCTTGGACAACGGCAGCTTCTTCACCTCGGGTCGCGGGAATTTCATCAGCGGTGCGACCACCAATCTGGGGCTGGACGGTGTCGGTCTCGGGTTGGGGATCAAGGCGTTCCGCACGATGAAGTCGGCCGAGGCCGACGGTGCCAAGCGCATCGGTGGCGAACCGGTCATTCTGCTGGTTCCTCCCGAGCTGGAGGCGATTGCCCAGCAGCTCTACACGTCGAGCAACCTGACTGGTGGTTCGAGCCCGACGCCGAACGCCAACATCTACGTCAACAAGTATCGCCCCGTGATTGTTTCGCAGTTGTCGGAAGCGGCGTTCACCGGCAACTCGGCGACGGCGTGGTACTTGTTCCGGGCCACCTCGGTCTACGCGGCGATGGTGGTGTCGTTCCTCAACGGTCAGCAGTCTCCCGTCGTGGAATCGGCGGATGCGGACTTCAACACCCTCGGCATCCAATTCCGTGGCTACCACGATTTCGGCGTGGACAAGGCGGAATACGTTGCCGGTGTGAAGTCGAAGGGCGCTGCCTAACTCTCTGATTCCAATCTGATCCACAAGGAGATTCTACGATGGGTGCGACTTTTCGGCAGGAAGGGTGTGCGATTGACTACACCCCGACCACTGCCAAGACGGCGGGAGATGTGGTGGTCCAGAACGGACTGCTCGGGGTGGTCAAGACTGACATCGCTGCGAATGCGTTGGGCAGCCTGACCATCGAGGGCGTGTTCCGCTTCACAAAGGCCACCTCGGCCGGGAATGCAATGGCGGTTGGCCAGATCGTCTACTACGACGTGGCGAACGACCGTGTGTCGACCGCCGCGTCGGTTGGCGTTCCGGCTGGCAAAGTGGTGGTGGCGGCTGCTCTCGCGGACACGACCGTTGATGTTGCCATCAACGAGACCGACGGGAGCACTCAAGTGGCCGGTGTGGCGGTGGCTGCATCGACGGCCCTGACTGCCACTTCCACAGAAACCAATTTCGACAATTCGACCCTGACCATCCCGGCAAATGGCCTGCGGGAAGGCGATGTCATTCGCGTGCGCGCGCAGGGGATTGCCACTGCCACGAACTCGACGGACACCCTGACCGCGAAGATCAAGCTGGGAACCACGACCGTTGTCAGCACCGGTGCCGTGGATGTCGCCAACAACGACATCTTCTATCTGGAAGCTGACATTGTTGTGCGGACCACCGGTGTATCTGGAACTGCGGTGGCCTGCGGTGTGGCTGCGATTGGCGCCGAAGGCACTGTGACTTCCAAGCCTGCCAAGCTGGCTTCCACGACCGTGGATACCACGGCGGCCATTACGCTGGCCATCAGCGGTCAATGGTCGACCACGAGCGGTAGCAACAGTTGCCGTCTCGATGTGTGCAACTGGGAAATCCTGCACCGCAACTAATGAGCGACCTTCTGCTGTCGGCTGAGTCTTGGCTGGCAGGCGTCCACAAGGCGTCTGTCAGCCAGGCCGTCGTGTACCAACGTGGTTCCTCCTCGGTCACCATTCAGGCGACCGCTGGGGATTCTGCGATTGCACAGCTCGACCAAGGGATCATCGTCGGCTACAGCACAAAGGACTGGCTGGTGACGGCGACTGACTTGGTCCTGAACGGCAGACAAATTTTGCCA